CGAAATTGAGGTTCCAGAATCAGATCGGAGCTTCGGCGCGAATGTTTATTTCTCCCTCTCGGGACACGGCGTGGGCTTTTGGGATTCCAGCGACACGGAACACTTGCAAGCGCATCTTGAATGCTATTCGGGCAGGAAATACCGCTTTGAAGAAATAGACCTGTCCGAAGATGAAAACGGAAAACTTGACCTTTCCTTCATTCCGTCCGCCATAGCTGAATATCGCACCCGCCTATTCTCCACAAAGTAAAACACACAAAAAAACACACACAAAAATGAATAAAACACTCCACACTCCCGCCCCTTGGGGATTCAAGCCAGTTGAAACCTGCAATGATAATTATGTGCATCATTACACGGAACAGGCTTGCAGTAGTTGCGGGTGCGAGCGTAACGAATCCCCAGATTCTCGATTAAATGAGATCGGAATCGACGATATTCTTCACCCTCACACGCCAGAAAGAAACGCACATATCTTGCAAAAGCTAATTGATTTTATTAACGAGGAACAAATGACGATGTTTGTTCAAAAAATCATATCGGAGGAACAATAAAATGAACACACTATTAAACGAAATCCACGATCTCATGTCTTTTGAGGTCAAGAACTCCAACCGCCACAACCTAGACGAAATCCGCATCACCATTCCACGCGCAAAAGCTCTCTGCAACGCAATCCGTGTTGCTAGGCACAACGCGAGAATGTCAGTCAGTATTGTTAAACGATAAACCATAACCTAACACAATGAACGCAATCGAAAAAACAGAACACACCTGCCTCCCTCCAGAGGCATACATTCGCCTAGCTAAAACCTGCGAAAACTACACGCCGAAATTCCGGTCATCCTTCTACCCACAACCTAAACCTAAAAAAACAAAATGAAACCAACACAAACCAACTGGACAAAACACACACGCAAACGGGGCATGACCTCCCGCGAGAAAAGACTGCTAACAGCATTGCAGGACATTGCCGCTATTGCTGTCGGCCCGAACGATGCACAGGCACGGGCAGAAATCATCAGCATTTCACTTAAAGCTATCGGAGTGTTAAAATGAACATTAAAATATCAAACAACTATCTATCATTCGACGGAAATCCTAGCGATGCAATTCGCTTCGTTGATGAAATACGCGAAACATACGATGAAGCTGGCAGAGATATGGGTAAAACGCTGAATGATTTTATATTCGCTATCGAAGTATCATTGCAAAACGCAGGATATTTAGACGAAGACTTCAACAAAACACAACAACCAAACCAACACTAATATGAACAAACCAGACATCATCGACCACGACATCAACAACCCTATCGAACCCCGTCCCTGCGACCACTTCACGGACATCTACACCCTTGAAGCGGAGCTATACGATACGGGAAACTACGCAACCATTGCGGAAGCCCGTCAGCATAAGGCTACCCACTTCACAGGGCTAATGGACATGGGCTATTCTGCCATCCTTGACGGATTGTGGGCTATTAAAGCCGCCCTCAACTGCGTTGGAACCAAACCTAACGAAATCGGATGCGAAATCATCGTCAATGGCAATCGTTGCTTCACCGACATTCGGCTGAATCAAATCGACGATGCCCTCAACACCCTCATCAAACCAAACCGATTCAACAGCTAAACAAATATGGAACCGCAACTATACATTCGATTCAGTATCCGTGGAGCAGTAGGTAGCCGAGAAAGAATGAATATAACATTCCCGCTCCGTGGTGCTTGGCAAGAAGGCTCTAACGACCTTCATGTTGCCTTTGCATACAAAGGGGCAGACCCCGAAGACGGGTGCTGGTATCACCCAGCAGTTGACAAGAAAACTGGCGATTACCTGCTACCTGTCCCCGATTGGGCGAAAGACGAATATGCGATTGTTTGCCGCAAGTCTCCACAAACCGGAGCTACGACAAAGTGCGTTCTTGCTTACTGCATGGAATGGGTAGGATTTCTTCCGCACATAGATAACGAAGAACTTGCTACACCATTATACATAAAGCAGGTAGAAAGGTTCTGGCATTCACCAAACATCTAAATAAACACACTATGAAAAAGATACTAACAGCACTAGCCTTATCACTCATCACCCTAAATGCAGACGCTAGATTCTATGAACGGATATGCGATCCGGTCTTCACGGACTACTGGCAACGCAAAGCGTATGACCAAGGATTCAAAGACGGCTACGAATGCGGATTCAATTACAACGATTACCGCAAGGAACTAGACAGAATCGCATACGAGATTGGTTTCATCGACGGATGCGAGATGTTTGATCGTGTCCACAGGATCATCAGAATTAAATAAAATGGTTATCCTATCTACAACCTACGAGAATCGGGCGTTTGATTCCCTGCCACTCGCCGAGATTTACGGAGTCGAGCGCATCAAGGACAACTGCTGTATTATGACAGAAGACGGCAAGGTTCTGGCATACAAACGGAAAGGAGGAACGAATGAGTTCACGCGCATCAAGCGGGATTCGCAGGAAGATTGAACTGATAATAAAACTCAAACAGAAAATCGGATTGCCGATAGGTGATGTCTGGAACTACCGAGAATCCGATGCAGATAAAGTAATCTGCCTGCTAAAAAACTACGCAAGAAAAATATAACACACAACAAAACGGGGATTGGCCTTAAAAACCAATCCCCTTTTGCTTTTACTTCTTGGCAGTCTTCGCTGACTGCTTAAACGCTTTCGCGGTAGGTGCGCCCTTACTCCCAACCTGCCGCATCCTCTCGTTACTTCCAGCCGCGATACGATCACGCTTGGCGTTGATGTTTGCGTATAGTCCTTTATTACTCTTCAATTTCCTTCACCTCCCCCATGCTTGGCATTTCCAGCCTGTCATTAACAAGCTGGATCAAAATTTGGTTCTTCTGATCGTCGCCGGAAAGCTCACCGGAAAGTCGGCTGTCTAGCTCGATAGCTTTTAGTTTGTCCCCAATCTTCGGGCCTTGCAAACTCCGATTACCCTCTCCATCCACGGACAAAGATGCAATCGGAGACTCCTCGGTGATGTCTGCTGGCTTTGATCTTGCAACATCAGCAAGCAAAGAACGCTTCTCGGCGATGCTCATTGCGTTCTGAACCCAAACAGACTCCTTCAACTCCTCCATATACTTCTGCACATGAGGTCTGTTTTCAATCTTCGCACCACGGATTGCCGCATATTTTCCATGCGTAGCGGCGTAACCAGACGCTTCGTATGCCTTGGCGAGACTCTTCCCGCGAACTCTCTCCATGCAGTATCGCTTCTCTCCCTCTGTCAACTCTCCGTTCTTTCGTTTAGGCATCTTGTGTAATTGCAGTATCTTGTGGGTTGATCAGGTTAGGAGACTCGCAATGCCAAGTCAAATTCGCCATGACCTTGTATTTGGGAAGGGGAGATTCGCTATTCGCAAATGACGGATCATGCCAACGGATTCGATTGTTAGGCATGGCCGCGATCTGCGAGCTTCCATCCTCCAGAAGAAGAAGATGGTAACACTTATGCTGAACTGGCGAGAGGCTGTATCCGTTGTCGGTATGATCTAATGTGAACCAATATCGTGCAGGAATCTCTTTACCGCTCCTGCTACTAAATGTGCAGGACATCTCGCGGAAGTAGGAATACTGGCAAACTGAAAACTCCCAGCCCATGCAATCCCACATTTGCAGGTCTTCAAGCGGATGGTATTCATCACCCGGTTTGTCGTGATACAGGTAGTGCAATGGTATCCTTGCCCATTGCGCTCCGCTTTCGCACAGGATGGAGAAATGCAAGGCGCGAGACGGGATGGATGTAACACCCGTTATAACGCACGGCTCTGTCCCTGCCTCCATATCAAGCCCGTAAAGAATTTCCTTCTCCACGAACCCGTAAATGTGTTGAGGAACAGATGCGTTGAGCGTGTGCATTACTTCAAGCCAGACTTAATCTTTTCCAGATTTTCTAGGAAAGACTGAACACTCTGGTTGCCTTGGAAGAACTCCGCGAACGATGTCAGGTATGCGTCTGTTAGCAGGCACAGGAAACGAGCCTCATCGAACTTCTCGATTATCTCTTTCGGGAATTGATAGCCAAGCGGTGTGCCGTCTTTGTCTGACAACTCACTATCGTTCAGCTCGATTGTCTTTTGGATGCTTGCCGCAATGTCTTTGAGCGACAAGATTCCAGCCTCGCCCATCGGGCCTGTTTCAATTTCAATTTGTTTGCTTTTGTTTTTATTTGTCTTCATTTGGAAAGTTTCTTTAGTTCTTGAATTGTATCCTCGTCAAACAAACCAGCCTTGCCAGACTTCTCTAGAGATTCATGTTCCTTTAGACGATCTCCGATGATTAACTTGATTGCTGATCTAGTTTCTTCGCGCAACTGGTGGAAAATCTTCACCAGTTTACCGACGAAGTGATACTGGTCCAGCTCGCCTGCTCCACCGCCGATGTTGTATTGGCTGGCAACGATCAGCAATTCCTCCGCACTACCGAACTCCTTAATCCACGGAGCTTGCTTGGGAGCCTTGCCTAGCGGTTCCTTTCCCTGCTCCATGCGGACATGGGAGCGAGCTTCTAGTGCCGTCCAGCCTTCCTTGCAGGCTTTCTCTACCAATTCGATAACCTTCTTGTTGTTCTCTTTTTCATCTTCCGAGTATTTAGAACAAGCAATCTCGACTGCTACTGTTGGAGAAATCTCCGAACGATACTTAATAGGAATGCGTTGCGCTGTCCTTGCCCATGCGGATACATGAGAGTAAGACAGCTTTAGGTTAGCCGCGATTTGGGTTACGACATTTTCGTATCCGAGCGCATACAGATGACGAATGCCTTCTCCAGCAAGCCACATACCTTTGCTGGACATATCCACACCGAGTCCGATAGCCGCCGCATAATCCTCTGGACATGGGATAACGCCTTCGCGTGGGGTGAATTGAGTTAGATTGTTGAACTCATAGCGTTCTGCCAAGGCCGAATAACCATTGTGCATTCCGGTTGTGATCGCTGCCTCCAGAATACTCTGCTCTGTTCCTTGCTTTAATTCTTCCTTAACGATTGTCATCTTTAGTTCCCTTGCGTCGATCTCCCCGCGATCAAATGCGAGGATTGCACAGGCTTCTTCCAGCAACTCAAAATGATTTGGTGGTGCGTCCTCGTCAATCATATCGTCTTGTTCGCAGACCTTGATAAGACGGAGTGCTGTCTTCACATCTGTTTTGTATTTAGCAGAAAGCATTTCCGCTAATTGTGTGCGCTCGATTATTCCTTTAGGGGTTTGGAATGAACCCTTTAGTGTTGTTGTCATGTGTTGGTTTTTATTTTGGTTTTTGTTTACTCAGGTATCGTTCAACAATAACGCGAACCATACCGGAAAGGCTTCTGTGTTCAGACTTTGCTATCTTGCCAAGCGATTTCTTAATATCGTTGGTGACATAAAGTCCAAGGAAAGAATCGTTGTTATTCGTTTTCTTCATCAATCATTACTGCGTTGCGAACATCTATGTAGGTATCAATCAAATCTTCGTCATCAAAATCATGCGTCACCTTGAGATTGCTTTCGGAAATTACACGGATGTCTCTTTGAAATTTGTCTTGAGGGGTTGATTGGATATGGTCAACAACCTCGTCTTCGCCCTTAAAGAACTTGGCGAATGTGTAGTGATCTTCGTTGATCTGCTTCGTTAAGACTAGGTATTCCATAGGATTATTGCGAAGTGTGGGCGGGAGGAAAACCATTAACTCCCGCCCACTTGTCGCACAACAAATTAGAATGCTTCAGGCTGTTGTTGCCGAGGCTCCGAGAGTTTCAAGGAATAATACTTCCCGTTATCGTTTGTCTTCTCCCAGCCTGCAAGCTCGTAATCCTTACCGCCGACATTGATTTTACCTTTGATGTCGGGATGTTTGTCTTCCTTCTTGAACTTGTTCTTCGATAGGAATCCGCTGTTTTCTTTAGCCATATATTTGATTTAGTTAATGTTACTCTGCAATAGCTTTGTAAGCTACGATTGTTTTCTTGATAGCATCCATGCCATCGAAAAGGAATAGTGATGAAGTGTTGTCGCTCATCTTGAAGAAGTCTTTAGCCTGCGCTGGAACACGCTCGTCTTTGGCCCACTTGTGAGATTCAAGAAACTCTTCTGGCGTGTAACCGAGCTTCATCAACTCTTGGAAGAGTGCCTGATGATTCTCTCCGTTGAATTTAGATGCCACTTCTTTCGCTTTAGGAGCCTCTGTAGGCTTCTTTTCCTGCGGCTTGGCTGGCTCTGCCTTCTGGACGGGCTTCGGAGATTCTACGGGCTTCTGAGCTGGAGCGTTCCGACCCATTGCCGCTTCCCCATCGTCGTCGTCAGGGCAAACCATAGTGACAGCTTGCAACGCATAACGGCGAGCATACGAAATCAGCGAACCGATTCCTTGCGGATCGTCTTTCGCTGGCTTCATGTATGTCCGGCTCTTGATCCATTGTCCCGAGCCGTGCATCAACATGGTTTCGACATAGTATCCAGACTCGTCGTGAGACGGAAGCTGGACAACACTCAAGCCATGCTTTGACAGGATAGGACGGGTAGCTTCCCATACTGCCGCGAGAGAAGCGTAGTTTGATTTGAAGAACGGATTCGCGGAATCCTTGTGGACTGTGCCAACCTCCGCTTGCGCCTTTGCTAAAGCGGCTGCGAGGTCGCCGATGTTTTCAGATTGTGTGTTCATTGAGCATTCAGATTAGTTTTTCTATCGGTAATGTCAAAATAATTTTTAAGATTTTTTTTCTTGAGGCAAAGATTCCATCACCTTTGCATACTTTAAAGCCCAATCGTCTCTCTGCTTGAGAGCTGATGTGAGCCTGCGTTTCAAAGATGCGATTTCTTTTTTTAGTTCTTCGTTTGTTTCCATAATTAGTCGTGCGATTCCCCATCGTGGATGGTGTCAATACCGAAAGACAGGTTGAGTTTTGTCCAAGGCCCATCCTTATCTGTTCCGTCAGTAACCCAAGCTCGGAAGCCACCAGTAGCGCAATCTTCTCCTGCGATTGCTTGCTTCATCAATCTCCTAGCCTCTTGCCGCAACTCACGCTGATCTGGAACACCATTTTCTGATCGCGCCCATATCCAATCGGTGGCTGACATCATTTTCCCGACTTGATAGAAATCAAAGGTGTCCATGATCTCGTCCAGTTGGTTGTTCAATACTTCTTGTCTTGTCATGTTATTTCTTTGGGGGTTGATAGCCTGTGCTGAACTGCCAATACTTGCAGATGTGGGTGAAGGCTTCGTAGTTTTCGTTAAGAGTTTTCTCGTCATACCAAGCCTCACCGATACGCCCCGGCTCGGTTGTCGAGATGTAAAGGTTGACTCCTCTTACTGCGCCAGCGACCTTGGCGTATGCGGCGATCTGCATTGGCTCCTTTGCCCAAGGCTTGATGTCAAAGTCTGGCTTGGTCTTGCGGCTCTTGTAATCCAAGATATGCAACACACCATCCTTCATAATAAGTGCGTCTGTTGTGCCAGCGTAGCCAACTTCGGGAGACACTAAACGCAGTTCGTGCTGTAGGAAGGTGACATTATTCTTCTCCACCCACTTCTTGACTGGCTCGACATAGCACTCCATTACGGGATCGTATGGCTCGCCTTGGAAGTGGTTCTCTAGTGCCTTGTGGATGTTCGT